CCGTACTGTTTTCTGGTGTAGCCCAAAGATTTATCTCCGGTGTGACTTGTCTGTTAAAGTAAAAACTAGAGGGACGACCCTGTGTAGCTTTGTTTGGTTGGCTCTGATATTCTCCTCGACTTATTCGTTGAACTTCAAAGTCCACTCCATCGCGTCTAACAACTACTTCTAGGAGATCAGCAATTGTGCTGGATAGACTATATGTTGCAGTTCCAGCAGTTAGAGCTTGTGTGCCCAGCTTAACTGTCCAGAGGTTAACACCTCTGTTTGCCCATTCAGCAAACATAAGATTAAGTGACCTACGAGCAGTCTCAGCTTCGTAGCCTGTGCGGATTTCTATTCCGCAACGCTCATACGCCTCTTCGATGACTTCTGCAACATCGAGAGTAAAATCTCTAGAACCTGAAGTAGCCATCTATTTTTTCTTTTTAGCCATTCCACCGCCACGCATACGCATGGGTTTTTTAGCCATTCCACCATGACCCATTTTCTTAGCCATGCCGCCACCACGCATACGCACAGGCTTCTTAGCCATGCCGCCACCACGCATCCGTATAGGTTTTTTAGAAGCCATACCTCCGCCCATCATTTTCTTGGGCTTCTTGCCTCTCATTCCTTTGTTACCTGGCATTTTTCTCTCCATCTTCGTCGGGTTAAAACCAAACGCTCTAAATCATCTGTGCCATAATTAGCGTAATAATTTAGACGCTCCAAAAACTTAGACGCTTCGTCAAGATGCGACAGTCTTTGTATCAAAATCATATCATAAGTATCTTGAAAAGAAAGCAACCAAATGTCTTTTTCTTTTAATGCTAGATAAGCGTTCAAGCCCATACAACAACCTTCTAGCTCTTCGTATGTTAACTGCTGTATCTGAGAACAGATCACTACCTGATAGTCATCTGTAAATGCTTCTATTTGTTCCGCCACCTCTTCCCAGAGATTAGCGACTTCGACAATCTTAACCTTTTCTTCGACCCATGCTTTCAAAGCATACGGACAAGCAGGAATGTTTGCTGTTTCAGGGGAGGGCTGAGATACTTTTTCTCGTATCCATGTGTCTAAAAAATCATAGACACTCATTTTTTCTTTCGTCTTCTAACCGCTTTTACTCTTCTTGGTTTTCCTGCGGGTTGTCCGAGACGTTTTTTCTGTGCGATCCTGGACTTCTTTTCAGAGGCGGACATTTCTCCGGCTGTTTTAGGGGTTTTACTGGATACCCTCTTCGAGGGACGACAATATGGAGTACCCCGTTTTTCACCTTTCCTTCTCCCACATGCTTTCCCCGTGCGGACATCTTTCCAATCCTCTTTAAACCAACGTTTGAGGGCTAGACCCTTTTTTGTCTTACGGACGCGGGGCATCAGAATATCTTAGTAGTTCTATACTTAAAACGTTGCCCGTCGCGGAACTTTGGCTCTCCTCGCACCATTCCTCCACTTGCTTTTCTAACAGGCTTCTTCTTGCTCTTATTTCCCCAATTCGCTGCTCCGACCTTTCGGCATTTTGCAATAGCTCCGCTTGCATACGCTGACGGGAATACTTTATATCGCGCCTTGACTTTATGATAGCAAGCATCTTTTTTAGACATATCACTTTCTCCTCATTCTTTTTTTCTTAGAAGCGCAATGCGCTCTTTCAGAAAAACCTCTAGGACGTTTACAATTAATAGCACGTTTGCGTTTTTTGCTCCACTTCCTTTTTTGAGGTGGCTTGGAGACTTGTTTAGACATCTGAGAACGTGACATAGCCATCTGTCTGTCCTATCTAAGAAGCGAAGAAGCCCCCTAAACTAGCAGCTAATATTAGACCTGCTAATCCCCACAGCTTCATATCAAGACCTTTTAAAACTTTGTCTTGATTTTCTAAACGCTCATCAATTGATTTGTACCGCAAAGCACACTCAGCTTCGTGCTTTTCAAGTCGGGCAAGGAGTTCATCTGTTTTAGCCATCAGCACTTCCACCTCTTTCTTGCTTGGCAAATACGCTTATTAGGCGTTTTACGGCAATTTATATTGTGCATCTTGCGTTGTCCATCGGAACGAGCACAAAAAGACTTGCGCCTTTTTGCCGCTTTACTTCCTTTTTTGACTTTACCTGTAACCGCAGTTTTTAGTTTACTGCCGGGGTTGGCACGACGATAAGCAGCCACGCCCTTTTTCGTCATCCCCGCCCCACTTTTGGTGGGACGGAAATTACGTTTATTGCGTTTCGGCATCTTTTTTGCCGTTCGAGCCATCTTAGCCTCTAGTTGTAAAAGACTGTGATAGAGGTGATGTCATCGATAGTGGCAATATGCACATCATCTGTGACCAGAACACCCTCATCAGGAAACCCGATAATATCAACCTCGCTTGTCAGTAGATCACAATGCAAAACCACAGTTCCAGAAGCAGATCCGTCTGTGATTTTTAGCTCTGGCGTACCAGAACCCGCAGTTGTAACCAATACCTGACGCACACGAGCTCGACCTATCGAAGCATCACCCGTTGCGGTAAGTCTCTTGGTCTTAACGTCTGAACCAGCCATGTTAACCCCCTACTGATCAGCAAACGAGGGAGCAGTTGCACCTGTGACATTACCAAAAATTTGATAATTAGTTGTGTTCAAACCTACGATTGTGACATCAAATCCAGCAGGAACATTTATTTGAATCTTGCTGTTTGAGTTTCCGTCGGAAAACACTGCACTTACTTCGTTGTCTGTATCAAGAAATGATACGCCGCCGATAAAGAAGTTTGAGTTGCCTGGTGTGACAATGATTGCATCTGTTGCATCAGCCGCCCCACCTGCGTAGACAAATCTAAAAACAGAACCTGCGATTGGTGCTGGTAGTGTATAAGTGTTGTCTTGACCCCCGTCTGGAACGAACAAAATTCTTCCGCTGTGTGTAGCGTTAGTTAGAGTTACATTACCATCAGAAAGGCTTACAGGCGCATCACCGAGAGTGGTTACTTCTGTGATAGTGCCAGTAGTAGCATTTTTGCTTATGGTCTTTACTGTGCTTTCAGAACGCAGTGGACCAGAAAAAGTAGAATTAGCCATGTCTATCTCCTGTCTTGGCTAGTGTCAGTTGCCCCATGCAACTGTCAGGAATCTTTACTATACGCACAAAAAAAGGGGCGGTCAATGCCGCCCCTTTCGATGTGGTATCGTTACGCTCCGGGTGAACCGAATACGCAACGTGGATCGCTAAAGCCGAAGCTATAACGCTCACGAGCTTTGTAACGCATGTTACCTGTATCATAATCAGGTTCCATTTGCGTTGTCAAAGCAGCTCTCTCGAAGTGCTTGAAGCCATTCGGAGAGTCAGTTTTGATGAAGAACGCATCAGTGTCAGTAAGATAGTCGTTAACGACATACCCTTCTGGCAACATACCCATGTTGCGAAGAGCATTTGTGTCGTTATCGGATGTACCAACACGAAGGTTCGAAGCCATCAGACGCTCGGCAACAAATTGTAGCTGACGTGGGATGATCAACTTAGTACCACGAAGGGCAATGATCAGACCACGCTCATCAACAAAACCAGCAATGCTAATCAGAGCATCTTCAAGAGATGTCTCGTTTAGATCAGCAGCAACAGCGGGTTCGTTGTTGAATGTGCCACCATTTGTAAGCGGGTGACTTGCATCACAAAGAGCAACACCGTCACCACCAGCAGAAGCACCAGCGGTAAATGCGTTGTTCAATATGGAAGCAGCCTTAACCTGCTTTGTGTGAGCCATTGCACGAGCCAACGCACGAGTGTAGCGAGAAGAGAGACGATCATAAAGATTGTCTTCTACAGCTTCTTCTGTAACAGAGAAGCCAAGAGCTACTGTTTCGTGTGTGTAACGACTTGTGTATGCCTCTTGAGCGTCATCATAAGAAATAGATGACCCTTCAGTTTTTGTAGGAGCCGCACCAAAACCAGAAAGCATTACCTCTTCTTCAAAAGCACGATCAGATGCCTCTGTGTCGAAGATCTCTGCATGTTGGTTTTCGTATCGGTTATACTCCAATCCAAAAAGAGCGTTGAGTCCAGGCTCGAGCTCTTTTGCGAGTTGTGCGCGAGAAATAGCCATAACCTATACTCCTATACACCTGTCGTTGAAACAGTGCCACCAGCAATCGCACCGTTAGGTGAATTGAAGTGGTTGTTCAAACGAACGATTACACCAATGCCAGAAGCAGAAAAGTCTGCGTTCTCAGCATCATCGACAAATCCCATAATCCGAAGATTAAGAGTGTTCGTTGTATTGATTGTGCTTACAGCTAACGCCGCAGAGGACATACCAGTAGTTGTGCTACCGGATGTACCTGATGAGAAGTTAGCATTGGCGAATGTTCCTGCACGAGCAGTAGCTTCATCCGTCAAAGAAGCATCAGACGCAATTACGAACTGTTGCATGGGATCATCATAAACAAAGGCTTTGACAGGAAAGTTGCTGTCTGCACCCGACCCAGGGTAAAAGTTTGAGAACACAACTTCACCAGTAGTAGAGCTTACATATTCACAACCATAAAACGCACCTAAAATACCCACAGTACCACCATTTGCATTAGCTGGAATGTCGATAACACCTGCTGCAAGCGGAATAACTGGAGAACCTTGGTAGATTGCGTTTGAGTTGGTTGTGGCAATGCGATACTCAGTCGTACCAGTGGTGTTTGCGCCCGACCCTACCTTACCGATGGGACGTAAGCCAAATGCACCATTTGAGTTTGCCATTTTAGTCTCCTAAACAAACATTTAAGTTCTAATCAGAGACATCCTTACGATTGCCTCCGAAAGTTACACGGCTTTGCCTATCGCTCTGGATAGGCATCGAGGGATGTTGTTCCCTCATGAGGTTTTCATCAACGGCTTTCATCTGGTTGCGGGTCTGATCCCGGAAATAAGCAGTTCTTTCAGATACCGTTTCCTCTGGAATACGACAGAGCATAAGCCCCCCGTTTCCAATAACGCCTTGAAATTTCCCCTCTTCAATAGTTGGAGATTCAAAATCAGGATATTCATCTGCTCTTACAGGTTCCCATCCTTCTCGAAGCTTGGCATGAACATTTGTTTTGTCATCCTCGCCTCTAATCCCAACTCGAACCCAACGATGGACAAATCCCTTCGGGGGTTCGGGAGCCTCCAGCATACTAGGAGGTTTCCAAGGTGTGCGTCGCGCTTCTTTTTTACGAGTTTGCGATTCTCGAGGTATGCGTTTCTCTGTCATCTTATGTATCCTTCTGTAGTTTTGCAACTTCTTTTGCATAGACATCGTAAGGAACATTAAGTTTTCTTGCGATTGCCTTTTGAGAGTCAGTCAAAGTAATTACTTTCTTGCCGCCTTTAGTTGTTGTTCGAGACGCTGAATTTGATGCCGCAGCAACTCTTTGTTGCGGTTTCTTTTTCGATTGGAACTTGCTAGGAAAATCGTTCTTAATGCGCGAATCCAGTTCCGTATAATAGTCATCAGATGTTGGGTCATAGCCTTCCTCCTCAACTAATTGTCTGTGGATGCCAAACGCCGCATAAGTCATAGACTGATCCTCACCAAACCAAGTGTTCTTTTCTGCCCATGCTTGCGCTTTTGGGTCTGGTTCTACTGGCGGTGGTGCAGCTTCTGCTTGCGGTGCTTGCATTTGCGGTGCTTGCGCTTCTTGAGGAGCTTCACGTTGAACCTCAAGTTTTCTCTTCGCCTCTTCATATTTAGCTTGGTCTAACGCTAGACGACTAATATTTTGCTGTGCCTGAAAGAGTGCTTCTGCATCGCCTTCTTCATGCGCCTTTTGATAAGCAATTTTAGCTGTCTCAAGCTCTGAAGCCACTCTGTTACCGAACTGATCAACAACAGCAGATGAGTTAGTTTCTTGTTGTTTTTGTAACTGGCTGACTTGATTTTTCAAAGCCTCTGCGTATTCTAACGCCGCCTGTTCACGTCTCTCTGCCTCACGTCTTCTATATGTCAGCTTTTCGATACGTTTTTGTACACCTGCGGTGTACTCAGTAAGCTCTTCCTCGTTTTCGGAAACATCTTCTTCAGTTGTTTCTTCAACTGTCTCTGTTTCAACTGGCTCTTCAACCTTTGTTTCTGGCTCAGAGGTTTGCTCGTCGAGTTCAACTTCAAACTCCTCGGTTCCTGTTTCGTCGTCATCTTTGGGTTCTGGCAGTTCTGGCAGTTCTGACATCTTTTTCTCCTAAAGCTTTATGTCTTCTGGATCGACGATAGTTGCAATAACCTCGTCGTCGTTAATAATTCTGACCTCACCGTCCTCGAGTTTAAAACGAGAACCAGAGTATCTTCCTATGCAGACCCAATCGCCTTCTTTACACCACGGCTCCATGTCTGCTCCAAATTTTTCGGGATCTTTATATGCTAACGGTCCCACCTTGATTACATAAGCCACAACAGTTGCTAATGCTTCACGGTCAGCAACAGCATCCGGGATATACACACCCCCGTCTGTTTTTGCTCGTCCACGATACGGCATAACAAGAATCCGCCAACCTGTAGGCTGCGGAACACGGTCTAATGCTTTTTGAGATTCTGCCTGTTTCTTTGATTCTTGTTGTGCTGCTATGTAGTCAGGTACTAATAGAGTCTTCGTCATCGGTGTCAAAACCTTTCAGCAGGGCACTAAGTTCATCAATGGCAAACGAGAGTCCCTGTATCTCGCCTACTAAACTGCGATACTGTTCCATGTCTTTAATAGACCCGCTGGTCACAGTAGTCGTTAAGTCCTCAATTCGAGTATTGAGATTTTTGCGGTATTTGGTAAGAAAGTCAACTACATTCAAAGTAAATCACCTTGAGTCGACATTTGGCTGTCGGTTATGGGACCGCCAGAAACCCATGCTGTGCATACTCTATTGGACGCACACTTAAATTTTAAAAACTGACAATAGCCTAAATCACCTGCGTCTATTGAGTCATACGGGTCATCTACGCCCTCTGATCCTATGCCTTTAGCAATACAATCAAGCATGTTTGATGTTTGATTAAATGCCGCACAATTAGCACAACGTGACTCCAAAGCGGCATCAATATCTGTTTTGAAGGTATCTGCTATTTTTGTCCAAAACTTATCGTTCTGCCCTGTATCGTCTAGACTAGGATCTAGTGGACCGTAGTCATACTCGTCTATCGCTTTTTGACGATTTTCTAAATTGACATCAATGTCTTGTGTCGCAACAGGACACCCGTCTCCTGCGTCTTTATCGACAGGAGTTCCTACGCTTGGTAGGTCGGCTGTATCTATTTCAATGCGTATTTTCATATCATCACAATTACACGAACGTTACCGTTGTGGTTCCAGATTCTCCCATCGGATTAGCGTTTCCTGCTAGTGCCCAACTCCAGGCAGTAACACCATTACCCTGACCAAAAGAAGCGTCTGTTCTATTCAGCGCAGTACTGCCCATAGTCATTGTAGACCAACCACTGTTTGAGAGTGTCCCAGTTACAGCAAATGTAGCAGTGTTGCTACTACTATCAAATACAGTCAGAGCAGCGAGAGTGGCTCCGCTATAAAAATCAACAGTGCTGTCACTAGCTGATCCCATGTTTCCTTGACTCGCACCAGGAGCCCAAGCACTATCATCACTGTACCCGTAATAAACACCAATAAGTGTGTCACCAAATCGAATTTCATTCACCCCCACTGTGATAGTTGTCGTCCACAGTTGGTCAGATGCACCATAAAAATCATCGAACGAAATAGCCCCACTCGTTGGTACGCTATTATTTATTGTAGCGTTGGGGACTAAGCCTCCCCCGCGATAGAACTCGCTTATGGAATTGGGTGTACTGTCCCCAAACTCTGAGGCGATAGCACTTAAACTAATTGCACCTGACGAGGGGAGAGCCATTATTTAAGTCCAGTAAATTTGCCGCCTTGGACAGCCATACCAGTGCCTCTTACTACACCGCCATCACGAAACGGACACTTTGTACCTTTAACAATGCCGCCCTTTTCAAAACCCATTTCTGCAACGGCTTTTTTGCCTTTTTCGCCAGAACGATAAAGAGCTTTTAATCCTGGGTTTGGTAATTTTTCTACTGGTGTCTTCGGTGTCTTCATTGTCTTATCCTTGTGGCATTAAGCCGCCGAAGCGATTACCGCCTTGAAACCCTAGAGCAGCAAGAAAGTTATTCGCTGCACTAGGTGGGCGTTGTGCTTCTGGTTGCATAAATTGTGACGGATTAGGCTGTGCGGTTGGTTGGGGCATGTTACCCAAGAAAGCTTGTTGCAGCCTTCTTAAATTATCTGTGACCCTTTGATCCATCGGACGCATAAATCCCGGAGGGGCTGGGCGCATACTTGGTGGCATCAAACTAGCAATACCGCCCATGCCCGCGTTCATTCTTGCTTGATTAAACCGATTGCCAACCATGGGGTTTTGAGCATCTGGACCAGAAGAAAATGGATTGGCTGTTGTAAGAAGCATACGTTGATCTTCAGGCAGCGCACCGGGACGACGGAAACCACCGGGAGGTATAGGAGTTGGCAAAGGACGTGTACCAGAAAAGCCTGTAGGTGTGAAACCACCAGGATTTCCGAGTCTGTTGAAAATACTACCTATCCCTGCACCAAATGCCCCGCCCATATTACCGAAGGATGGAGTCATATTGGCGTTCATATCTGCTGGTTGTAGTGAATCCTGTGGTGGTTGTGGTTGTCCGCCAAATCTCTGGTTAAAAGCATCTTCGCTTAAAGGAGTACCTATTGGACCGAAAATACTAGCATTGAACGAGTCCCGATAGTCTTGATATGTTCCTGATGTGTTAAACGCTGGTTGTGGTTGTGGCGCAAAACGTTCTCTGTTACCAAAACTAACATTCGGCTGCAAACGCATACCTTGCATACCGCCACCATAGGGAACCGCAGTAAAAGATCCGCCCATTGGTCCTCGTGACGGCTGGAAGGGTCTAACACCTCCTTGAGGTAGACCGCCCATTACTCCGCCCATAGAATTGTACACATCCATAAAGCTTGACATTTACCTATCCTTTTATCCGTCCAATAGACTTTAGACCAAAACTTGCAGCGATACTAGCCATAATCGACCAGCTTAACCATTCAGGTAAATCTTCGCGCAAAAACCTAAATCCATCTTCGATATATGGCTGTGCAGGAGGATAGAAACAGGCTGATAGCAATAAGACGAAGAAAACGGTCCATAATTCGTCTTTCCACGAGTCCTGACTTGCCCGTGCCTGTTCTAGCTCCCACGCACCATCTTGCTCGACCTTCTTTGTTTGCGCCTCAATCTTTGCGACTTTGAGCTTTTGCTTCGCCGCCGCTTGTTCAGCCCTGTTTTTCAAGAAAGTGGAGCCGAGATTCACTATTGGTCCTATAAGTCCCTGTAACATTAGTTAGTCCTCTTGTTGAGTTCTCTCATAACCGCAATATCTTCTTGCGTTTCAATTCGCTCTCTGTTGATCTCGTTACGCTCTCCAGCTATCTCAAGCTGTGTAGCCAATCTATCCTGCGCTTGTTGCGCTGACTGTGCAATCCTAGCTTGTTCAAGCTGTGCATCCACCGCATCTTTCTGTGCTTTACGTTGATTGTCCTGCGCCTGTAACTGTACTTCAGCCTGTCTGATACCAACCAACGGATCAGGTTGTGGCTGTGGCGAGACTTGTTGTAAATATTGCTGCACAAGTTGTGCGTTGATTTGCGGAGCGAGTTGCATCATTTGCTGTTGCATTTGCATTTGAAGTTGTTGTGCCATCATCGGATCCATTTGTTGCATTTGCATCGGATCAATGCCTTGTTGTTGCAACGCCGCTTGAACCTGTTGTTGCGCCTGTTGTTGCGACAAGAAACCTATACGCTGGAACATTTTTGACATTAGCAGAGTTTTTACAGCAGGGTTTTCCATTACAGCCGGACTTACAAGTGCCGCTGCATAAGCGGACAAATGTGCCTCTTGATTTTGATCTGGGAACACCTCAAACGGTTTACCCGCAAACGCTGTCGAGATTTCTGTCGCTGGGTCCATAGGCTGTGGCGGTTGTTCTGGTTGGAGCAGAGCGTCAATGTTCTTGACCTCAAGAGCCTGATACATACGACGATACGCTTCACGCAGATTGTGTAACTCTGGATTTTGCGCCGCCATCTGTAGCTGTGTTTGTGCCAAAGCGTGACGCTGTGCCATAGAGAAAATGTTTGGATCGGAAACTGGCAAGATGTCAATGCGACCATCAAAATCTGTTTTGAACGTCTCTGGTGGTACAGATAAAGCATACGGGTATGCTTCCGTAGTCTCAGAAATAATTTTTGAAAGAAGTCTAAACTCTTGACGTTGTGCGTAGTGCAAGCGTTTGTGTATTGCACTCATCACCCGTGAGCCACGCTCTAGTAAAGCAACTGTCGTGCCTACCGGAGCCTGTGAGTTCATATCGCCCGTAGC